ATACAGACCACGATACACGATGCAACAGGCCCAGCAAGAGTATTATAAAAAAATCTGGCAGGTTCTTACTGACATTGAGAAGGGAATGAAATGAGAATAGATGAGCTGGTAGAGAAATATCTTTCTGAAGATGCGGCCACAGAGAAGTATCAAAATAGGGTTAAGCAATTAGAAAAGGTTATGAAATCTGCTAAAACTGATATTCAAAAATTAAATCTCAGATATGAAATCGACCTATTAAAAAAACAGATAGAAATTGCGAGGAAAAAAGAAAAGAGGACGAAGTAATGGAAAAAATAGACGATAAGATCAGTAGATTTTTGGGCGAAGAACTCGGCGAGTGTCCATTCAAAAAGACCGGCAAAAAGCGATTGAGAAAAAAGGCCAACGAGGTCAAAGTTTTTCTTGATCCAGAAGAAGAATACGATGTTACAGAAGCAAAAGAAAATCTCAAGGCGCTTATGAAAGCATTTGGCGGCCGCATGTATGCCGGCGATCCAGACACCGTAACTCTTTATCCATTCAAAACCGGCGACCATTGGGAAGTTGTTGTGTCAATCGAGGACTACGATCCAATATCATACGGTATTAATGTTTATATCGACAACGACTTAATTGGTATGAGCGGTTATTACTCAATAGAAACAGATGAAGTCGATATAAGAACAATCGAAACAATCGGCCGCGGCCAGAAAAAATTTTATGATGCCACACAAATGCTACGCTACGAAGCTCAAAAAATAGGGAAACTGGACAATGGATAATAAATTCAAGAAATATCTGATAACAGAAGGAAGCGCTCCCGTAGCATTGATGAATATGCTTTCCGATATTAAAAAAATCGACAAGGATTTTGACAAGAACCTCAACTCCATCAAAGCAATGTGGAGAGATGGTGTGATTGCGGATGATGACTACGAAAGCCTTGTAGACGCCTACAAACATATCGTAAAGGGATTGACGATCTTCGATGATATTTTAGATGGTACGGTAAAGACATTGAGGGGAAAGTAATGGAGAATAAATTTAAAAAATATCTTACCGAAGTAGATTATACCCCCAAACCAATCAAAATTAATGATGAATTAGATAATACTACTATGGTCATTCAAAAGAATCCAAGCTCAAAAGAATGGAGGAGAGCCGTTCCACCCGAAATTATTTTAGTTTTATCCGTCAACGGCAAATTCTATTTAAGTCAGAAAGGATGGGAAAAATTTAAAAGAGAGATAGATGACTATATCAGGGAAAAATAATGGGAAAGATAGCCGAGATAATGGAAAGATATCTAATAGAAGATATCGAATATAGTCGAGCCTATAAAGAATGGCGTAAAGCTAAAGACGAATTGATAAAAATGAAAAAACGGGCCGACGGTTTATCTGGTGATGCTAAGAAAAAGGAGAATGAGAAAATAGAACAGCTTAAAAAGAAAGTTGCTAATTTAGCGAAGAAGAAAAATGCTGATGTATATTATAGTATCCGCTTAGATCAACCGATAGGAAGCAAGATGAAAAAATAAAACAAGGGCGTTGAAAGCCTTGATATATCTACATTTGAAGGGTATCCTTACGGATACCCTTTTTTATTATAAATAAATAGTGAATAAACCTGTTATTATGTGATGACATTTAATAACATCACTATAACATATAGGAGGGTCAATAAATGTTTGAGGAAATCTTGAAGATGCTAGGCATCGAGAAACTTGAAGAAGCACAGATTACCTCTATCAAGGCAAAGCTCGAAGATATCGTTGATATCAAAGCCCGCGAAAAGTCAGACAGCCTGCTCAAAGAGCAGTCAGAAAAACTTATCGAGGAGTATGAGGAGAAATTCGAGCAGTATAAATCGGATGTCACAGGAAAGTTTTCTAATTTCGTGGACTCCGTTCTTGAGGAGGAGCTCACGCTTCCAGAGAAAATTGTTGAGTTCGCTAAGAAAGGCGAGCTGTATGACGAAGTAATCTCAGCACTCAAAGTCAAAATGGCTATTGATGAGGGATTGCTCACAGAAGAAGTTAAGACACTTTTGAGAGAGGCAAGGGATGAAATCTTGAGCCTCAGAGATCAGCTGAATGAAGCCACAGGCGCAAAGATGTCTCTTGAAGAAGATGCAAAGAAACTTGCAGCACATCTTTATTTGAGGCAGAAGTGTGACGGTTTGGTTGAATCACAGAGGAAAAGAGTTTTGGAAATCCTTGACGATCTTACAACGAAAGATGAGATTGACAGAAAGTTTCAAATTGTTATTGATCACGTTCTAAAAGAGGACGATATTCCGGCTACACCGGCTGCTGACCCACACGATCAGAGACCGGATGATACGGATAAAGGCGATACCCCTGCACCCGCTGGTTTACCAAAGGGGTCAGAGGAGCCTGAAGCAGAAGCCAAAACCTTCCAATGCATTTGCACGAAGTGCGGCGCTCAATCATCTTCCAAGACAGCTTGTGCTACCACAGCGTGCCCAAGTTGCGGCGGGGGAATGAAAGACGATGAATCAGCTACACCAGCTGATGAGTCAGGACAAGGCCAGATGGAAATTGACGATCCAGACGGCAAACCAGTGCAGGAGAGTTTAACTCCGTTTGATAATGAAATTCAAAAGTATGTCAAAATTCTGAAAGAGAACAGATTTTAGTTTAGGAGGATAATTCACAAGATGAATACAAAGGATTTGGTAAAGAAATGGGAAGCCATTCTTAATGAAGGCAGAAAGTTCAAATCTAAGAAAGTTCAAAGAGCAACTGCTGTCATGCTTGAGAATGAGCATAAGTACCTTACCGAAACCGGCAACTATACTCAGACAGGTCTCAATAGGAATGACGGTTATGCAACATCTGGTGATTTTCATCAGATTGCCGTTCCTATGGTTAGACGAACATTTCCTGAGCTTGTAGCTCACGAAATCGTAGGCGTTCAGCCAATGACCGGTCCCGTAGGGCTGGCTTTCGCACTCAGGTTCAGAGCGGGTCAGACATATAACTCGGCTGCTAATACAGAGCTCGGTTATAACACCATTGACACGACATACTCTGGATCTTACACGACATCCGCTGGTGAAGCTTATGGTTCTAATGTCACCGGTGATATCGGTCTGGGAATTGGAACAGGCGTGGCCATCAACGAAGTCAATTTGACAATCGAGAAGGCACAGGTCGAAGCTAAGACCAGAAAACTCAGGAGCCGTTGGTCTCTTGAAGTCGCTCAGGATCTCAAGGCTATGCACGGTCTTGACCTTGAGGAAGAAATGATGGACATTCTCGCATATGAAATCACAGCTGAAATCGATCGTGAGATCGTAGACGCCGTGAATGCAATTGCGGAAGCATCAAGTTGGTCATACTCAACATCTGCAGACGGTAGGTGGGAATCTGAGAAATACAGAAACCTCTACAATGTAGTTGTTCGTAGAGCCAACGAGATCGCAATCGACACCCGTAGGGGCGCTGGTAACTTTGTTCTGGCTGCACCTTATGTTTGTGCCGCATTTGAAGGTCTATCAAGTTTCGTTATCCATCCAACGGATGGCGAAATTAATACATTGGTAGCTGGTGTTGCCAAAATGGGTTCTCTCGACGGCCGCATTGCGGTTTTCAGAGACACATTCGCTGCATCCGACTACATGACAGTTGGATATAAAGGCCCGTCAGAGTATGACGCAGGTATTATCTACCTCCCATACATTCAGCTGATGGTATCAAAGACGATTTACGAGCAGTCATTCCATCCAACCGTAGGTTTGATGAGTAGATATGCTATCCATAATCATATCTTTGGTGCAAACCTTTACTACAAGAAGGTAACGATTACCGGCTTGCCAACCTAATGTGGTTAATATAGTGTAATAAAAGACCCTCTGGAGCGCAGGTTCCAGAGGGTTTTTGTTTACTTTTAGACTAAATACTGGTATAATAGTATAAGTGAGGGATGACTATGCCTGTATTAGATAGAAAAGGATTAACTGAATTAATGGATATGGATCAGCTGCAACAGGATGTAATAGATGTGGCCGCTGAAACCGTATCTGTAACAGAGGATGAAGATGAAGCTGTACGCATCCTAAAACAGAATATTGAGAAGGCCAATGTACTTCTCGATAAATGTATTGCGGAAATGAATAACGGTAACTTTTCGGCCCGATTAGTCGAAGTTTCGAGCCTTTTAGTTAACTCAGTTACCACCGCGAGCGGGCAAATCCTTGCCCACCAAGACGCACAGCAAGGTTTACAAATCAAAGAAAGTATGATAAGATTAAAGTCAAAAGAAGTTCTCATTAGAGAGAAATATCTTAGCGGAAAAGAAGCTAAAGAGGGCTCCGGTACCAATCAACAACTTGTAATTACCGATAGAGAGACCATCCTGAAGTTTCTGCAAGACAAAAACGAAAAGAAAGAAGTCAAACAGGTTGTTTCAACACAACCAAGATTGGAGGACACTGATGATGCCAAGTGATTTTAGGTCTATTATTCTTGACCAAAGGAAAGAGAAGAAAGCTACGATGTGGGAAGGTACTTGTCTGGATTATCTCTACAGAGCGAAGGAAAATCCAGAGGTAGCAAATCTATCGCCGGGTCGTATTTACAATATGATTATGAAACACGGCGTAGAGGATGTTGATATTTCGTTCAAGACGAGAGGCTATGAGGATTTGGTCAGATACAAATTTTTCGATGGCAAGATTTTCGGAACCCTTGAGGCTCTGCATGACATTATGCGTTTCTTGAAAGCAGCGGCTCGCAGAACGGAAACTGGAAAGAGGATCCTTATTATGGTGGGTCCGGTTTCTTCTGGAAAGTCTACTATTGCTAACCTTATCAAGAGAGGATTGGAGGCAGATGATACTCCAAGATATTCTGTCAAGGACTGCCCTATTCACGAAGAACCGCTACATCTTATTCCAAATGCGGATAGGGAATACTGGGAGAAAGCTCTCGGTGTCAAGATAGAGGGAACACTTTGTCCTGTCTGCCAGCATATGATAGATGAGCAGTTTACGGACACTGATGGTCACATAAAGTGGGAAGAAGTTCCGGTTGTTCAGCTTCAGTTCAATGAACAGAAGCGAGTTGGTATTGGAACATTCCAACCATCCGATCCGAAGTCTCAGGATATTTCTGAGCTCATCGGTCGTGTCAATATGTCCAAGATGACCCGCTACGGTGAGACAGACCCCCGCGCTTACCAGTTCAACGGTGAGTTGCAGGTTGCCAATGGTGGGTTGATTGAATACATCGAAATCTTGAAAGCGGATGTTAAATTCCACTATGTCTTGATTACGGCAGCACAGGAGCAGATGATTAAAGCTCCGGGCTTCCCTCAGATGTATATTGATACCCTTATTCTATCCCATACGAACCAGACGGAGTTCGACAGCTTCAAGGCTGAGAAAAAGAACGAAGCTCTGCATGACAGGATGTACCCTATTATGGTTCCGTGGAACCTTCGTGTGGACGATGAAATCAAAATCTACGAGAAGATGATCCGTGAGAGTGACTTCCGGGATATCCATATATCTCCTAACACCCTCAGAATTGCGGCTCAGTTTGCCGTGTTGACAAGGCTTGTTCCTTCGCCAAAGGTTTCTTCTCTTATTCAGAAGATGAAAATCTACAACGGTGAAATCAGCGAGGAAATGAAGAAGCAAGAGATTGATGTGAAGGCTCTCCGTCTGGAAGGGCGAGAGCAGGGTGAGGGAATGAAAGGTATTTCCCCACGATTTATCATCAACGCCTTGAATATTGCTCTTGGTATCAAAGAGGATAAGAAGTGTATCAATCCTATTGATATCATCAGAACGCTGAGGTCTAACTTCCAGCATTCCATCGGTATCGCCGAGGAAGATGCTAAGCGTTATCTTGGCATCCTGATTGGTGAGAAAGAGAGCGTCAGAGCAGAGCTCACCGAAATGTCTAAGAAGGAAGTTAATATGTCCTTCCTGTCTGCTTATGAGGATCAGGCTCAGTCGTTGTTTGAGAATTACATCCGTAATGCTGAGGCGTTCTGCAAGAAAGAGAATGTTCTCGACAGCATTACTGGTGAGTATAGCACACCTGACGAAAAACTGATGAGGTCTATTGAGGAATACATCGGTGTTCCTGTTAATTCCAAATCGGAGTTTCGTAATAATATATTCGTTTACAAATCATCCCAGCTGGAGAAACGCGAACTGTTTACCTTCAGAACATATGATCCATTGAGAATAGCCATCGAGAAAAAGCTGATGGCCGATCTCAAGAATGTGGTATCTTTGACTTTGGCTGACAAGACCGCAACGGATAAGAGGTCGCAGATGAAGCGCAAAACGGCAGTCAACAACCTTATCAAGAGGGGTTACTGTGAAGATTGTGCAAACATTCTTCTGAGCTTCGTCGGTGAAGTGCTTCGTAAAGAGGAGTAATATGAGCAAGGAAATTGTGAAGGATAATGTTCAAAAAACCATTGAAGCATTTCTTTCCCACCATGCGAAAGAGTTATCATCTATAAGAGATAGGTTTATAACAGAGCTGGCCGCGGCCCTGAGAACAAAGGAAGCCGCCCAGCTCACCAACCTTGAGCTTACCGATATGGATGATAACATTACAGCATGGCTCAACTCGGAAGATAGGTTGAGGGAAATGAGTGTTTTATATGATGAATGGTATTATCCGTATATAGCAAAATATTTTAGAAAAGAATAGAGGACAATCATGGGAGTTATTGTTCACGAAGATTGGGATCTGTCGGCCAAAGGTATAAAAGATGCGGAACGACACCGTGAAAAAATTGACGATGTTATCCGCAAGAATATCAAAGATGTCATAGCCGAAGAAGCAATAATCACAAAAAAGCAGGGTCAGAAGATCCGAATACCTGTCCGTGGCCTGAAAGACTACAAGTTTATCTATGGTAGTACAGGTGCATCTGGCGGTGTAGGTCAGGGTAATGCCAAGGCCGGCGACCTTATTGCTCGAAGGAGCAAGAGGGGAAAGAAGGGTGATAACAAACCCGGAAATCAGCCCGGCGAAGAATATATGGAAACAGAAGTGAGCATTGATTATCTTATCGAATTGATGTTCGCTGATCTTGGATTGCCGTGGATTAAGGACAAGGAGCGAGCAGAGCAACTTGTTCCTAAAGGATGGAAGTTTGAGACCATATCCAAAGTAGGCATTCGACCCCGTGTTCACAAACATAGGACACTCAAAGAAACTATGAAGCGAATGGCGATGTATGCTGCCGAAATTATGTCTGATACAGAATGTGATGAGGGTGATGCATACCGTGCTCTTGTTATGGCCGAGGGTGATTTGAACAAGGCTATTGATATTGCTAAGAGGAAGGCGATTGATGCAAGTATTGATCCGTTCTCCATTTTTATTGAGGATGATGACCTTCGGTTCAAACAGATAGAAGAAGATTTTGAGATACACAGCAACGCGGTTGTCTTGGCGATGATGGACACATCTGGTTCTATGACAAAGGAAAAGAAATATCTCGCGAGAGCGATGTTATTCTGGCTGGTTGAGTTTCTCAAGAAAACCTATAACAATGTCAGGATAAGATTTATCGTTCATACAACCGAAGCTAAACTGGTTGACGAGGAACACTTCTTCAAGCGTGGAGAGGACGGCGGAACATATTGTCATACCGCCATTGACCTTGCCAACGAATTGATTGAGAATGAATATCCTGTCAGTGAATGGAATGTCTATTGTGTTTACATTTCTGACGGTGAAGATTTTTCAGCCGATGAAACAGTAAAGTCTGTAAAACAGATGCTGGAGAAGCAAATAAATATGCTTGGATATTGTGAGATAAGATTGAGCGGTGAACATTACAGCTCCAGTAATCTACTCGATGCTTTCTTGAAAGAGAAGTCATTTTCATTCAAGACTAATACCGAGAACGGCACAAACTTTTACAGAGATGACGAGAAACATTTTTTGATGAGCGTAATGAAAAGCAAAAAGGATGTATATCCTTGTTTGAGACATTTACTTTTTGAGAAAAAATAGGTGCGGGAATGAAGGTAACACAAAAAGATGTGAATATTGGTGATAATTTTATTGTAACAGAAGATCTATTTGTAATGGAAAAGCCCGGTGCCGCCCTTGATAGACACGGATATCTTCTTGAAGGTGATAGAGTCACTGTCACGAAAAGACCGAGAAGATATGATGAAATAAACTGTGTTGAGTTTGAATGTAAGGGGGATGTATTTTATTCATACTGGATAGATTTTAGAAAGAGCACGGAAAGGGTGTAACAATGAAGAAAGAAGAATACCAAAGGTTGATGAAAATCGAAGGAAAGATCGTCAAGCTGATGGAGGAATACGGTCTAAGGTGTTTGCCGGTTGAGTTTGATGTTATTCCGCCACAGAAGATGATGGAAATCCTTGCGTATAGAAGTCCTACCAATATCTCCAACTGGAAATATGGTCGCGACTACGAAAGGCTGAGAACCATTTTTGACAAGGTTGATGCTGGATTGCCATACGAGCTGGTTATCAATGACAGCCCGGCGAGAGCATACTTGATGAACTCCAATACACTTTCTACACAGGTATTGGTTATGGCGCATGTTTATGCGCATGTCAACTTCTTTACAGAAAGCAGATGGTTCCAAAAATCGAGAAATGACATTATCGAAGTTATGGCTGAAGCTAATAAACGGTTTAACTATTACGAGAGATTGTATGGTCTCGATCAGGTTGAACGGATTGTTGATGCTGGCCATGCGCTTCAATGGCATTCGTCACCGTTTGAGATGGAGACGGAGGACGAGAAACGAAAGAGAATTTTCGAGAGGGAACGTAAGACATTTATTCCATCGAAATCTGAATTTTCTGATGTTCTCCCAAAGGACAAGAGAAAGAAAATTATCTCTGATGTCGAGATGTATAACAACAAACTCTGGAAAACCCTTATGGGTATGTCGCCTGTAGAGCCTACAGAAGATTTCTTGAGATTTATTATTGACAACTCGCAGGTTCTTGAAGATTGGGAAAAGGATATACTTGAGATTTTGAGGATAGAGGGTCAGTATTACTGGCCTCATATCAGAACAAAGTATATGAACGAAGGATGGGCTACATTTGTCCACGAAAGAATTATGAAGGTATTGTTTGACGAGGGATATCTCGATGCTACCGAGCACGGTGAATACGCCTACAATAACTCTCTTGTCAAAGGCACCAATAAACTTTCAATGAACCCCTATCTTGTAGGCTCTGAAATGTGGAAAGACATTAAGGAGAGATGGGATAAGGGAAGATACGGCACAGAATATGAAAACTGTACGGATCACAATGAGAGGGAAAAGTGGGATACGAAGGAGATGGTCGGTGAGAAAAAGATACAGGAAGTTCTCAAATCCTATACTGATTGGTTCTTTATGCAGGACTTTCTCACGGTTGACCTTATAGATAAGCTTGACCTGTATATCTATCAGATGGTCGAAACAGCCGGTTCTATAGACTATGTGAGGACAAAACACGAACGCAAAGAAGTCCGTGATTTGATAGTAAACAGCTTTGCTCATAGTGGTGTTCCGAAAGTTGAAATCGTTGATGCCGGGAAATCCACCGGCGGCGGAATGATACTGGTTCACAGGTATAATAACATTCCGTTAGACCCGAAATATACCGAAGAAACATTGAAACACATTTGCAGATTGTGGGGCAGGCCTATTGCTCTCAAGACAGTAGTAAATGACAAGGAGCATATTTACACTGTTACAGATGAAGAAACAGCTGTGCAGCACAGTAATGCTCCGACGCCAGGTGCTAAAGCAGCCAAACTCTTTTATTTCAGACATTTGATTGATCTCAACCCCGTGGAAAACACGATCAATATCGAGTAGTCCACATTCTTTCTTTTCCGCGCTGGCCCCTGTGGGATTTCTTCTCACAGGGGCCATTTTTTTGCTTTCCAATCCATAAATAATGGAAAGGAGACAATATTATGCCGTGGACAGTAGCAGATGTTGATAGACACAAAAAGGGTCTGTCAGCTGAACAAAAGAAAAAGTGGGTATCTATCGCCAATGCTGTTTTGAAAGATACTGGGGATGAAGGTAGAGCTATAAGGATAGCCAATAGTAAAGTGAATGAGGATGTAGACATTCTCAGTAAGATAGACGAGTTTCTATGCCAGTAAGATATGATACCTTCGTAAAAAGACCACTTGAAGAATTTCCATATTCGCCAGAGCAGGTTCAAGAGTTGCAGAAATGTTCTGTTGATATATGGTATTTCTTAAAGTATATAAAAATTGTTCATCCAGACAGGGGCCGCATTATATTTGAGCCCTATCCGTATCAGAAAAAAATCCTCAAAAAATTACAGCAGAATAGATTTGTTATTGGTCTCTGGGCTCGACAATCAGGTAAGAGCACTACAGTATGTGCGTATGCCTTGTGGTTTGCTATCTTCAATTCTGACAAGGTTATCGGTATTGTGTCCAATAAACAAAATTCTGCGATGGACATTCTTAATAGACTGAAAATCATGTACGAGGAGCTTCCTGTTTGGTTGAAACCCGGTGTTTCTGAGTATTCAAAGACCTTTGTATACTTTGACAACGGTTCAAAGATAATGGTTTCTGCCACCAGCCCAGACGCTCTCAGAGGTAGAACCTTGAACCTTCTGATTATGGACGAGTTCGCCTTTGTTGCGAAAAACAAGGCCGAGGATTTCTGGTCATCCAACCAGCCGACGATTACCGCATCAGAGGAGTCGCGTATTGTCATTATCAGTACGCCAAATGGTATGTTCAATTTGTTCCATCGTCTTTATTCTGGCGCGGAAAGAAAGGAAAACACATTCGTTCCAGTAAGAGCAACTTGGAAGGAAGTTCCGGGCCGTGACAGGAAATGGGCCGAAGAACAGAAACAGAACCTTGGCAAAATCAGGTTTGCTCAGGAGCACGAATGTGAATTTCTCGGTTCTACCAATACTGTCATCGAGTCGGAGACAATAGAAAATCTTTATACACAAATAAAAGACCCAGTTCATACAGACCTGCAAGGTCGCCTCAAAATATACGAGAAACCGATAAAAGATTTCCAGTATGTTCTGGGCGTGGACACAGCCAAGGGAACGGGCGAGAATGGTTCTGGAATACAAATTCTTAAAATAGCATCATCCAAGCCTATATCCTATGAGCAGGTAGCCGTCTTTTATCATACCCTCACCGATGTTTATACATTTTCTGATATTGTAAACAGACTGTCTCTCTATTATAACAATGCTTATATTATGTGTGAGAACAATGCGGAAGGTTCAACCGTTGTCTCACGACTATGGTGGGATTTTGAGAACCCCGGCCTCATAAACAGTGGTAGTAAGAATGTAGACCTTGGCATCCGCGCCAAGAAAAATACGAAACCAAAGGCCGTTCTTCTCTGGAAAAAGCTGGTAGAGGATACTTCCCTCAAAATTTGTGACAGGGATACGGTTGATCAAATAAGCACATTTATTGAAAAGGGCGGAAAATTTATGGGAAAAGATATGCCGGATGACCTTGTATGTGCTATGTATTGGGCCACATTTATCGGTTCTATGAACATTTTGGAAGATAGTCCAGAGTTGAGAAAGTCAGTAGAGGACGATGATGAGGACGCATGGGGTATTTTGACCGATGTGCCGGCCTATGAGGAGAATTGGGATTGGCTTACCAAAATCAATCCTTTGTGAGGCTTTTTTATAAATATAATAAGAATACTATAGAGGTTTGCATCATACGATGAAAAAATCAGACTTGGTAGAAAAAATCAAAAGACGTCTCGGCTATCCGGTTGTCAAGGTAGAACTGGACAATGCTCAGATTGTCGATTGTATTGACTTTTCCAGACAGAAATATCTCAAGTGGTCAGCTGGACAGGGAACAGTGGAACATTTTTATACACAGTTGCTCTCAGCCGGCCAGACATTGTATGATTGCCCGGGTAATGTAACCGAAGTGTTGAATTATGAAATAGCAACCACCGGTTCTGTTCAAACACTATTCACTATTGAAAATTACCTGTATAATCAGGGAATGTATGATATGATACTGATGCGAGGGGCTGGGTCAGGATATACATTGATATCTTATCACATAGCAAGAGACTTTTTGGATACCGTCAGACGGTATGTAGTTGATGCTTATAATTTTACTTATCACAGATATACAAATCAAATTGAGATCCAGCCCCCGCCCCCTTCAGGCGGTGTAGTATACACATCAACAGCTTCATATCAATCACCGGGTTGGATATTGGTAAGAGCAATGGTTGTTGAAGGCCTTGATGAAGATATCTACGAACACGATTGGGTTTTTGAATACGCCTTGGCACAGTCAAAGGTTATCCTCGGCAGGATAAGGTCGAAGTTTGCCAACTTTACCAGTATCGGGCAAACAGGCCTGACAATGGATGGAGATGCCCTCATCTCAGAGGGGCAGGCAGAAGTAGAGAAGTTGGAAGAAAGGCTCCGAATGGAGGAGCCTTGGCTTGGATATGGGATAGAAGTTGGATAAAGACAGCGAACCGAAAAGTACAGAAAAAATAATTTGCACGCGGGGCCCCATTGGTTGTTGTGTGTGTCCTAAATGTCACATAACAGCGAAAAAAGCGAGAGGGGTTTCCTGTGAAAGAACAGCGTGTCCGCATTGTGGCGGGCCAATGACAAGAGGAGAATAAAATGAAAAAAGAAAAACTTGCTGCGCATGTAAAAACAGGCAGTAAACTGAAAACAGCATTGGAGAAAATTTTGGCCAAGCATCTGGTGAAAGAGGAAGTCACACCACTCGATGCACTTGCGGGATCATCATATGGTTATGATACAATCGGCCCGCAGAAAGACCTTGTAAAATACTGCATCTGTCCAGTTTGCAAAACATATGTCGAGAAGGACAACGAGATGGCCTGCTCCATGCACCAGTGCCCAAAAGACGGATCGGCTATGGTCAACAAAATGGACGCGAGAGTAGAGAAGGGCTAAGAAATGGCAATACCAACCAGACAACCAAGAGGCGGTATCAATAAGCCACAATGGGAGTTATACGATATCCGTTATAATCCTGAGCATTCCCTTGCGGAAAGCTTGATAATGGAATATACGGACATTGTTGGCATAAAGGCTGTTTGGCACGAAAGATCCAATAGTGTAACATATGATACTCTTTATGGTGAACATACTGGCACAACCTATGATGAAACAGGAAAGACAACAAAACTCATTTACAATGTAGATGAGGAGCCGAACCTGTGGTCATCTTTTGGTATGTTTGGCGGTGACATTCTCATCACACATATTCCGCAGGGAACATGGAGGCGGGATGTAAGTGCTACGACGGAACCGAAAATCGGAGATATCGTTACGATAGATTGGTATGAGCCGTTTGCTGGTGAGCGCAGAACATTCGAGGTTGTCCACGTTGATGATGATGATAAGACATTCCAGTTGAAGAAGATGGTCTATATTCTTATATTGAGACCATACAGGTTCTCAGAGCAGAGCGATAGTGCTACAGCACTTGCAACGCATAGTGCTCCGATTAGTGCCTACGGTGACAACGAGTGGATTGAAGAACAATCTAATACCATTGATGATTACGATGATGTTGACACCAAAATTTATGGATATTAAGGGGTAGATAGATGAGATTTGGAAAATATCTAACAGAATTTACAGATCCAGCTTTAAGAAACTTGGAGCAAAACGCTGAAAAAGAAGCGAAAGAGGAAGCCAAGAAACTGGAAAAGGCCTTCAGGGATAGAATAGATGATACAATGAAATCTCTGGATTGGTTTGCCAAGGAAACAATTAAACTGACACCTGATGTAAAGGAACAGGCAAAGGAGTTCAATGTTTTCGTGAGTAGGCTTATAGGATTTCAACAAGATACTATGTCTTGGAATTACTCATTTAAAATGTTGGATGAATTGATAGACAATATCGAGGAGCACGCCAAATTTATCAGGAAAAAATATGGATGGTATGGAAAATGAAGGTAGATGAGAAGATAGAAAACTATTTGACAGAAATAATGCCGAGAGGGTTTGGCTATCAGATGGATAAAAAAGTGTTGAGAATTATAAAATATAGAGAAGTTAATGTTGAATGTTGTGGAACCTGTATGTATTTTAAGGGAGAGGTTTGTAAAAATCCTGAAAATATTGCGACAGCAGCCGATGTTCTTGATACTGTAATTCCAGCATCTGCCGGATTATCTACCAGCGTAAATGGTCTTTGCGAAGTTTATAAAAGGAGATGGTAAGTGAAAAGTATAGATGAGAAGATTGATATGTATCTTGGAGAGGGATATAAGGATGACCTGAAAGTTTTGAGGAACGCTGACAAGGCGCTCCAAAAAGCTCTACACGGTAACTATCCAGAACTCGACAAGATTGCAAAGGAAATGGCAAAAAGCGTTGCTATTGATATCAATAAAAAAACATCGGGTGTTGTATCTGATATGCCTTATAAAGCACAGTATGTCTTGGAAAAGCTGATTAGATTATTACAGGAGAAAGTATAATGGGAAAGATAGACGAAAAGATTGATATGTATTTGAATGAGGCTGTATCAGGTCAATTAGCCAGTCAACTCAGAGCCGCACAGAAAAGAGCCGACGATGCTTTCAAAGAAGGTGTCAGAAATACATTGAAAGCAATGGACGAATATGCAAAGGAAACCTGCGTTGATTTATACAAGGGTGACATACAGAAACAATCTGAATGCTTCGCCTCTTTTTATGCTAAGCTTATTATCTTTGTCCAAGACCAGTTCCAGCCCTATATGTCAGATGCATTGGTAAATGAGCTTGTAAGTGATATGGATGAGCACGCAAAAACTCTCAGAAAAAAATATGGATGGTATGGAAAATGAAAAGGATAGATGAACGCTTAAGCGAATACCTTGATGAGAAAACATTAGATGTGTTTGCTAAACATCAGGTAGCCATTGCAAGAAAGACATTAAAAATGTCAGATGCTGGTGCAAAAATAATGGGCGGTATGAACAAAGAGGAGGCCAGAGCTGTTCTCAAGAAATATGGTCTGAAAGAAGAAGTTTTGACAGAAGGCCTCGGCCCAATCTTTCTAAAACAAGAGGGCCCAAATTTTACCAAAATTTATGTGAGCGGAAAGACATTATGGTTTTCTTATGAAACACTGGTTGCTTTTAGTGACGGAAGCAAAACCTATGCAACATCCGAAAAGTTTAGCAACACAACTTCCAGACAAATGGGTACTATAGATGTGGATGTGTGGTTAGGCGATGATGATTTTCTAACACTTGCGAGGAAAAAATTATGACAGATATTATAGAAAGACTTGATTATATTTTGAAAGAGGATTATGTTGACAGGTTGGGGCAATCGAAGGTCATAAAATTTCTTGATCAAAATAAAAAGAAAACAGATCACTTCGGCGGAAATGTGAGAGTGTCCACTACTAATAAGCGATGGGCATTTGGATTAGGTGGCGGAACAGACCTTCATTTCATTCAGGCCGTCCTGACAGCAGACGGAAAGTGGAAAGTCAACTCCTCACAGGGTATAGCCAAGGTAACTAAGAATACTCTTACTGACGATGAGATGTTACAAAAAGTAAAAGCCATATTCGATAAATCAGGGGAGAAGAAATGAAAAAGGTACATGAGAAAATTGACAATTATCTGAATGAAGATAAGTCATCTCAAGCGAGAGCTGAGATGAAGATTGTTTTTGAAAATATTAGGCATATTATGATTGATGCTGTAATGGATGCTGATGCAGCTCTACAGGATTTTGTAAATGATAAACTGGAGCGCAAAATCTTTGTGCCAGCAATCAAGAAAATAATAAAAGAACTGGATAGTGCTGGTGACGCGGCTGAGGGCAACTGGCAAATACAAACAAGCTCTGTAGATAAGATATTTGCAGACTACCATAAAGAAGTTGTAAAACAGTTTGGTGCAGGAAGTCCGGTAGTCGATGCTTACTGGAATGCTGTTGAAGAACTATGGTTTGAGAGGTAGGAAGATGGGGGCATTGGTAGATAATGAATGGGAAGATAAAATAAAAAAAGTGGACGAAAAGATCGACGCTGGTTATAAAGAAATCCGTAAATTGGATGAAAAGCCCGCGGAGAAACCGAAAGAAAAGGAAAAATAAAATGAGACTACGAAATTTCTTGGAAGAAGAATTAAAGAATGTCAACTGGCCGAAATTTCTCAAAGCAACAATGCAACAGACCATTGCGGATCTTGAGGCCCAAGCGGATTATATCGTCAAGAAAAACCCGGCCACAGCAGAAAAAGAATTTGAAAGATTTGTTGATGCTATTAAATCCTCAAATCTCAAAGCTGTCAGCACGCTTGATATACCTAAAGAGATGATGCAACAGGTCAACTATCAGATAGATTTCGCTGTCAAAGAAATAAAAAAAGAATATGGATGGTAAAGAAATGGACAAGATGAACGCACATACACCGCTTCTTGGCGGAGAGAGAAGAACAATAAACGAGGCTGATCTCGATAGTAAAATGGATAAACTCGAAGAAGATATCAGTAATGTATTGGATGTTATGGGAGACGCGTATGATGATATTCAAAACGAGTGGTCAGATGCATCTGGAATGATGTATCAGTATGATTTATCACAGACACCTAAAATAATCGCTGCTGCAAAGAAGCTTATAAAAGTTACCAATGATCTTATCACCAAAGTAGAGTTGATGACAAATCTGGAAAAGGCAAGACAAAAAGAAAAGAAATGAATTTTTCGACCTTCCTAACGGAACAGAAGTCAAAAGCGGTGGGCATATTTATCGGAAGGGTAACGCCACCCACGATAGCCCACCAAAAAATTATAGAGGATGCCTTCAGAAAGTACTCTAAGGTCTATATCTTTATCATCGAGGGCGAAAAAACCTCACAGCTTACAAAAAACTTTTTGTCGTTCAATCAGAGAAAAGAAATTCTCAAGGTCACAAATCCGAGAGCCATCCCTATTCTCGCTAAGGCTGGATATATCCCCGATATAATCGAGCAGAACCATATTGACACATCTAACGGTGTGGCTATTATCGCTGGGTCTGACAGGATAGACGGATATATGAACCAATTTGGAGATGTGAAATACAATGTTATTCCTGACGAGATAAAGAGAACGGCCAGTGATGTATCGGCATCGAAAGTCAGAGCGGCCCTCGCTGAAAAGGACTTCGCAACATACAAGAGAATGATAGCCAAGGGGCTCGACAATCAGAGATGGTTTGATGAGTTGAGAAAACGAATGGCTCGGAAGGGAAATGAAATAGAAGAAATAAGGTCTCTGAAAGATATTATCACAGAAGAAGTCAACAAGCACATTGAGCACTTTGAGGATAATATGCTGAATATGGGCGTCGAGGGCATTCAGCAAAATGTTCTCATAGCTAAGACATTGAGAGATACTCTATCTGGTTCATCAGCTGTAAAGGCCAAGATAACCGTGAAGTGGGATGGTGCGCCTGCCGTATTTTTTGGTATCAATCCAGAGAACGGAAAGTTTTTTGTGTCCACAAAAGCTATATTCAACAAGGAGCCGAAGATAGCCTACACCCCACAGGATGTAAAGGCATATTTTGGCCATGCGCCGAACCTTGTAACCAAATTGATTGATTGCCTGAAATACCTGCCCTCTCTCGGCATAAACACCATATATCAAGGCGACCTGCTTTTCACCAATGACAAGAAGTTTGAAAAAATAGACGGTATCGCCAGCATTACATTTACACCGAACACAATAACATATGCCATCCCAAACGATGACTCCGACTTGGCTAAGGCTGTCAGGGGAGCAAGAATAGGCATTGTTGTGCACACCGAGTATGTAGGCAAGACTATTGATACATTGTCAGCAAAGTATGATGTAAATGTAAAAAGATATTCAAATAGTAATGTATGGATTACGGACGCATATTTCGAGGATGATTCCGGTATAATCAATTTTACCAAGAAAGAGATTGGTGACATTGATTATATGATAGGAGAAGTTGAGAGAGTATCGAGGTATGTGAAGAGCGATATCTTCGTGAAACTGAGAGACTACGGTATCTATGAGTTATTCCGAAGATTTCATAATGAGCAGATAAAACAGGGTGCCCCTTTGAATGCGGTGTCAAAATATTTTGATGACTTTGTAACCTACATAGAGAACGCCCTTACTTCTTTACCGGCAAAAACACAGGCGACAATAGACAAAAGAACACAGAAAATTGAGGAAATCAAAATGTTCCTCAATAAATACAGGAGGGAGATAGTGGGGATATTCTACCTGTATCTTCTTTTTATACGAATGAAAAATATTTTCGTCCAGAAGCTCAGCCAGATAAGTAGTGTTGGAACATTCATTCGTAGTGGTGACGGTTACAGAGTGACAAAGCCAGAAGGGTTCTGCGTTATTGACAATGACGGCAGTATATTGAAACTGGTTGACCGACTTGAATTTTCGAGGGCAAACTTTACATTGGAGAAGGTATGGTAATGAAAAACAAACTTAAAAAATATTTAACAGAAGATGCTGGGCCCGGCAATAAAATATATGTATTTGATCACGGCAAAGCAGTTGGTTATTCGGAATCCGCAGCGCCGGCCTGTCTTACTTGTTTTTATAGCCTTCAACAAAATGTAAAAGCTGGCCATCATTTTGTAGACAGGATGACCTGTGAAAATCCAAATGTTTTTGAGGCTATTGCCAATGAACTGACAGCGCTAGGATTTTCTGATTTCAAGGGGGAAAATCCGATGAAATATCACGGTCAGTTTGATATGATGGTACACCCACAGGGTAAGTGCAAATTCTGGAAAAGAGGTAGATCATAGAAATGAAAAAGATAAGCGAGCTGATGGAAAAATATCTTATTGAGGAAAAAAAGGAAATGCCGGCTATTATCTGGAAGAAAGAGAACAAGAAAGGAATGCTGAGCAAGCTCAAGAATATGAAAGCCAAGGGATTCAAGACAGTGAGAATACATTCTGATAGTAGAGATCCTTATGGTTATACAAAATCTATCGCTGCTGCTATAAAAGACCTTGAGGCGTCAGTTGAAAAAGAAAGGACAAAGAAAAAATAAATGGCAGATAGAACATACTACTTTTACAAAGCAATAAGAAAGACCATCATACAGTTTCTCGACCTGTTCACGAACATTTTGGTGGCAAGATATGACAATGACGGTAACATTGTCAAAACTGTAGAAGTTCCTGTAAAATTCGGGCCAAAGGAAAAAGCATACTACTGGATAAAAGAATACTCTACAGAAGAAAAACTGCCGATGATATCCGTAGTCATACAGGGTATTGACTTTGACAGTGCCAGAATGGCTAACAGGAATACAGATGTTGTCATAGCGGTAGACAGAGAAACTTTTAGACAGACACAATATCCAAGTCCCGTTCCATACACCATCACATTTGGTGTTACAATATGGGCGCTTCATATGGTCGATATCGATCAAATTTTGGAGCAGATACTTCCATATTTCACGCCTCATATCGTTATGAGGATTACCATACCTGAATTAGAAACAACGATAGATGTAAAGGTGGTTTTCCAGAGTGCTATACCAGATATTCCCGAAGATTGGGGAGAGCAGGAATGGAGAGTAGTAAGATGGACATTACAATTTGCCGTCCAGACTTATCTATTCAAAGCGGCAGAGGTTGATGCCAGTGGAGAAGCAGGGGTCGATGTTATCAAGAAAACCATTGCCAATGTCTATACAGACGAAGATAAGTTTGAAGCCAGAGATACAGAAACATTGATGCTGACCGCCTCGCCGCCATTGAGCGGCGGTATGGACGAGATAGTATACACCGAAGCTCTTGGTTATGATGAGACAGCCGGCATACTGTTATATTACGAAATATTCTCTAATGA